TGCTTCCTCAGCACCTTCACCACCGGCTTCTTTAAATGCAAATTTGGTAGCCTTACCAGCAGCAAGTTGTCCAATCCCTAATGCTTTACCTGCAACAGTACCAGCATTGGATAAATTACCTCTACCCCTTTTTGTTAGATTAACTGCTGCACCTGCTTTAGCTACTGATGTACTGGCTTTAGAATTTTTAATTTTCTTTATTACTTTTTTAGCTAACTTACTTTTACCTACACCCTTTCCTATACCTTTGAAGGCATAGCGCTCTGCCATCATTTCGCCAATTTTATTAACAACTGCATTAGCTTTAGCTTTAAATTCAGTTATGTCACTAACAGTAGCGTTAGGATGTTGTTTCTTATATTCATCTATTGCTAAATCAGCATTATTAACACCCTGTAATAAAGAATAAGCGGCTAAACCACCACCCCCTGTTGCAGTAGCTACCAATGTTTCTGCGGTTGATTGAGCAACATTTTCTGTAGTCATACCAGAAGTTATACCTGATACAACATTTTTAGCGTATCTTGCTATAGCATTAGAGGTTTTTAAATCTTCTTTAATTTGCCTGTTGTAGTCTATTTGAGTTGAACCAGAAGTTTGTTCACCAGTGAAACCTTTTGTAGCTAAATCACTATGTCTTAAAGATTTTGCTACTTTCTTCAATGGAGCGCCAAAATCAGTAGCTTTATGATCTTTGCTGAATATTTCTTGAGCTGTTCTAGCTATTAGTCCTGCTGGGCTATAATTCATAGCCGAACCAAGTAAAGATAATCCACCTGCTGCTGTAGTTGTAGCAGCTTTTGGGAAACTATCTAAAGCCTCTTTACCGTAGTGCTGTGCCATTAACACACCACGATCAAAAGATCCATCTGCATTATACATCGCCCTGTCATAGGGTGTTTCGTATTTAGCATATTCTTTTGCCCGATTATGGCGACCGGTATTAAGAACAGAGTTTTGTAGCTTACTGGATAAAGCTCCAGAACCTAGAATTGGATCAACTAATAAACGTCCATCCTCTAAACGCTTTTTAAATAGGACAGTACCAGCATTATTTCTAACATAGTCATTAAGCAAACTCTTGCTCATTCGACCAAATGCGACTATGTGATTATCAGTTACTTGGTCAACTGGTATATTAAGCACACCAGCAACATACTCACGCTGTCTTTGAACAGCTTTTGGAGATTTTCTTTTAAGAGCTGCCAGACTGGATTCAGCAGCATCATAACCAGCAAATCTTAAATGCTTAGTACTATCTGCATCAGGACCACGAGCAGATTTCTTTCCAGCATTAACATCTGCTAAAAATTGATTATATAAGTCAGGATTAAATTGCCAAGTTTCGGGATCAAATTTTGCAGAAGTACCACCCAGATTTTGCTGTTTAGCTACGTTTGTACCACCTAACTTAGCTTTTTTAGCTTCACCCACACCCATAGGATGTGTACCAAGTATTTGGTTCTGTACTTGTTTTATAACATCCAGTTCACTACCTTCACCACGAACCAAAGGAGCGACTATGTTAAAGCCGTCTGCTGTCCCCAAATTTTGCGTACCAGCCCACTCATAAGCATTGGCATACTGAGGCATTCGGAAAGACCCTGGAGCTTGCTGGGGCTGTCCTGCAATAGGCGCTACTCCTGGTACTCCGGCTGTTGGGGCTACCGGAGTTGGGGCATACAGTGATTGCTCTAATTGATTAGATGCTCCTTGCATCTGTTTTGCAAAATCAGTGAAAAATCCCATTTAGTATTTACCTTGTTTAAAGTCTAATATGCGCCTAGCTAGTGCTAGTACTGTTTCTTTTTCTGGGTGTTGTGCTAAAGATTCCAACATTATATTTTGGTCATATAAATCCATTTCTTTAACTATATCCAACAATGCTTTAGCGTTTAATGGATTGTTATTTCCATCTCTTAGCTTTTTAGCAAGAGCATCACCATTTATATTAAGAGCTAATTTAGCCTTAGCAAAATTCTTGTTTTTCTCCATTTGCTGTTTAATAGCTCTTTTTACTGCGTCTTTATGCCCACCTTTATAAGGCTCATTTAATAATGGACTTGTATTTGCTTTAGAACCACCAGACTTTGTTTTTAATGCCTTACCTAAAGGATTAATACCTTGCACAGGAGTACCTAAGTCTGGCGTTAAAGCTGTTTGTTGAGCTGGCAATCTAAATGCACTATTAAATACAGATAGTTGAGATGGGTTTAATTCTTGTCTGTATTTATTTGTAATAGTATGCATAGCAACTTGCGCTTGTTCTGGAGTCATTTTATACCCTGTTTTTTCAACTATGTCCCTATACTGATTAAATTCTTGTTGTATTTTACCAGAGACCGAAGCCATCAATTCTGCATTTGCCCGATCCTTGATACGGGCTTTTCTTAAATCATTACTGTTTGCAGCATTAGCGTAAGCATTAACACCACTAGCTCTAGCACTATAGGCTTGTGCTTGCCTTAATTTTTTCTCTAATCTCCATTTTTCATCGTAATTTTTATAATCTTTATCTTTTAATTTCTTATTAAGCTCAGCAATTAAAGAATTTTGTTTAGCCGTATCTCTACCATACATTGCTGTATCAATAGTGTATTGCTTTGTTTTACTAGAAACATCTGCCTGATCCGATAATATTGCTGCATTATCTCTAGCAGTATTGATTTTATACTGCTTAGTTTTACCTGCTACATCTGCATTTATGCCAACTAAAGTTGCATTATCCCTAGCTGTGTTAATTTTATATTCTTTAGTTTTTTCACCAATGTAGTTTTCAATACCTAGTTTTCTAATATTGCCTAGAGCTTGTTTACGATCCAGAATACCTGCTTCTCGTAGACGTTGAGCTTCACCTAACTTTTCTAGCACATTGCTATAAAAGCCATGAGTATTGTTTTGTGCCATACCTGCAATTTGCTGGAGTTGTTGAAGATTAGCTGCATTCTGCATTTGATTAGCATAATCAGCAACAATTCGCCCCTGGCTTTCTTTCATTTTATCTTCATATTGTTTCACAAAATTAGTGAAACCAGAACCTACTCGATCATACGCACCGAGTAAAGTATTCATACCAGAAAGGTTAGGCGCTGAAATATTTCGCCATGTGATAGCCATTTTAGACCCCTTGAATATGCATTCTGGCAACTTCTTCTTCAGCTTTAGCTCTTGCCTCTTCTTCGGACATGCCACTAGCTAATAGATTGCCATAAACTTGGTTATACATCTTATTTTTTGTTGTATTAACCTGATTATTGAAGTTAGTATCGGCTATTTTCATTTTTTCGTCTTGCATATCTTTTAGAGTTTGTAGTCCTGCATAGTCTGTATACATCTTACCTAAACTACCTAGAGAACTTAGTAAGCCTGTTGTACCTTCACCACCACCAAGAATCTGTCCCAAATGTCCCATAATACCTTTCGGAGCAGCTCCAAAAGTTGCAGCACCAGAACCGTTCATAAAGTTAGTAAAACCACCTTTAATTATCGAGCCAAGACTGCCTAAACTGCTTCCAATACTACCTAAACCGTTAGATAGTAATGCACCTAATGAACCAAACATATTTTACTCCTTATTGGCTTGTTTTATATAATACAGCTTCGCCTTGTAAACCACGAAAACCAATATCTATAGGTAGATCTTCTCCATAGTTTAATACAGCTTCCACATCCAAAGTTTCACCCCTACTTTCTGTATTTACACCATTAACCCATATTGTTACTGGATACTGTCCATCGTTACGGATAGCTGAAGCAGTTATAGATGTAATACCTTTAGGGGGATTAATTATAGATTTTTCTTGCATAGCTCTGACTCTTGAACCAAGAATTGTTATTCTATTTATGTATACATTACATTTAAGTATATATTACTAATTCCATTTTTGCCACCCTCTATTAGGATGATCAGGATTAGTCCTTTCTAAAAACTCTAAAGGTTGTTCTACTTCTTTTTTATATTTAGAGTCAGCAGTTACCTTATCCAGTTCTGCAATAATGTCTGGATTAATCTCATGTTCAGTTATATCTTCTTGCCTTAAATCCAGTTCACCTGCATCTGCATATTTATCTTTAACCATGTAATGCTCAACATACTTTACACCTGTTCCTTTAGAAATATTTTCAATATATATATCTTTGCCTATTGAAACTAAAATATTAACAAAGGCACAAGGTCCACAAAATAAGAAGGAAATAACAAATCCAATTATATCTCCCCAGTCTTCCCAAAATGATGTATGTAACTTTAAGTTATTAACAGTTTCAATATGTGAGATCCAAGGAAGTAATTTAGAGTTTCTTTTAAAGTTTATTTTATTTATAGCTTGAAAATCTATTGGAATAAATCCTGGCATTGTTTCTTCGGTGTAAGGATTAGTACTTACACTTTCATTCATTAAATGGGTCATCTTGTTTCGCCAAGTAGTCTCATTATCCCATAATGGCTCATCTACAGGTCTATGAGCATTATCAGTTCCCCACCATTCAGGTCTGAAATTTGTATAATGAACTGCAATACAATGTCCATTCTTATACTCATAAATACGATTCACACGAATAGTATCAGGAGCATATTGAGTATGATCATTTATAGCCGGAATAGTCCAATCTTCTTCAGAAGTTCCATCATCGCTTGTATCTGTAACAGTTACTGTAATAACTCTTGTTGGAAAGTCTGAGGCTTGTTCATGCGGATATAGATTTAATGTTAATACGGCGTTTTCTGGGGTAGTGTATTCAACTTCAGAAACTGGGGGTGGAGTTAAGTTTAAATCATTATCTTTTATAAAATGAAAACCGTCTGCTCTTCCTTGAACCATGCCATAAGGATCTTGTGCAGAGTTTAAAGGATGAGTACTTGTATCTCGTTTTAGGTAAGGTAGCACATAACAAATCTGCTTCATCCTTAAATCTATGCCCCAAGAAGAAAAGATTGTACTATGAAAAGCTCTTGTCCAATAAGCTTCTTGTGGAACATACGCAGTCCCTAAAAGTGGATCATCTCCATTCTCACTTTGTCCATAAATATCTTCTGTACCATCCAATATAGATGTATACATACTTCTTGGATCTCTAAATCTATAAGTGTAATATTCAGCTAAAGAAGTATCACTAAAATTATTATTATAGACAATATCTTTATATCTATCTGGTTCCGTTACTTTAGTATCCATAGTAGCTGTTGTTTGTTTACTAAAAAGAACCAAGTTATGAGCCATGAAGTTAGTTACTGTGAATTTTATCTTTTTATCCAATAACTCTTGAGCAGTGAAGTGCATGTAAACCGCTGAAGGTAGTAACTTAACTTGTTTATATAATTCTTCAAAGTCACTATTCTCTTCGTGAGGTTTATTATTAATTTTTTGTATTTCTCTTATTAAATCTTTATAGGTATATCCGAATTTTCTAACAGCATTCGATAGTGTTTTACCATTAGATAAAATAGTATCTCCTGGAATTACGTCATAATCTTCAATAATATAAACAGATGGAAGAGAGTTTAAATAGTAAGTAAAAATACTAAGTTGAGGCTGATCTCCACCATACCCTGAAGTACCTTCATAATTACAGTAATGAAATTTATGTTCAGTACTAAAGTTAGGATCAGCTAATTTTCTCATTGTATGCTTTTTATTAATAAGCATCCAAAAAGCAGTCATACCCTTGCCATAATGGGTTCCATGTTTTCTTTTATTGGAAAATATAAAATTCCATAAAGCTTTTTTAAAGTCGATAGCTTCTAGTACCGACATCAAGGTATGACCGGAGTAACGCTGCGACATAGTTTATTTTTTCTTTGACTTGGCTTTTGGTTTAGACTTTGGCTTAGAAACTTTTTTAACAACCTTTTTTGGTTCAGCTTTCTTCTTTGGTTCAACTTTTTTCTGTGCTTTTTTAGGCTTCACTTCTTTAGCCTTTTTCACAACTTTTTTTCGTTCTGTTCGCTCTTTTACTTCATTTAATACTGTATCAATTAGTATAACAGCCAATTCACGCACTGGTGGACGTAAGTACACAATCGAATCTTCCCAATCAACATAAGCCGGGCTAGCATTATTAAGTGCTTTCAGCAAAATTGGATCAGAAACCATTTCCTTATAAATCTTTTCATAAGTGTAATCTTTGTTTGCCTTAATTACATAATAAAGCTTTGTTGCTTGAGTTTTAGTAAAGTCACTAAAGGCTTCAATAGACTTTTTAAAATCTGTATCTTTTAGTGCTTGAAAAAAGTAAGTGTCATGTTTACGCATTATAGAATCCTTATGTCTAGTATTTTAAAACAATTATAGTACATCATAAATTTGTCTGGGGATAGCATAGGTATAGCCTTTACAATATCTATTAAAGGCTTAACAGCCAGTTCAGTAAAATTGGGTATACCATTTTTTAATTTAATGAACTCAAATATTAAAGCAAATTCTGTATAGGCTAATTTTTGTGGAGTTTTTATTAAAACATCTTCTTCAAATACTGAAGGTAAAGCTTCATTAGCAAATCTACTTAGACCTAAGTAAGCTTCTTTACCGGATAATTTTGTAAAAAATCCTCTGCTCCTAAAATTATAAGTACCTTCCAACTTAGTACAAATAGCAGCCTTGTGTGAAGTCTGTACTTGCCAACGTCCAAATTCTTTAATTTCTTTTTCAGTGAACTTTCCGAGATCAGCTAATTGTGCTGCGGAATAGTCATAGTTAAGTTCAGGAAAAGTATGAACACCACTACCATATCGAGATAAAGCCAGGAGCAAAATTAATTCTGGATTAGTAACATTTAATTCTTTTTTGTATTCAAGTAACTTGTCTATGGCAACAAAAAAATTTAATTCGTAAGGTAATGGCTTAATAAGATTATCTACTATGTTTTTCTTAAATGTATCGCTAAACACTAGAATATCTTGATTATTAACATCTAAAAGACGGTTTAAAGCTTGATATTCTCTATATTCACTACTCATTGCATACATTGTATGCTTGTTGATATTACCAGTAACCGGCAGATAATAAGCTGTTTGTATAGCTTTTACAGCTTGTTCAGTTACACCATCAAATTCTTCTTTTGAACCAAGTAATAGTAGGTTATTAGCCTTTGCTACTGCTTTACCTTTATCACCTTTCTTAATTATTCTGAATCTCATAATAATATTCTTCTTGCTTGTAAAAATTCTTCTTTAGTAAGTCTTTTTGGGTTTAGGTATTTAACTCCCAAACTGGAATAGGGATTAACCTTTATAGAACTTACCACCTTATGCGTTTTATGCTTATTCCGATTGTTTCTGTTTTGTATATAAACATCACCATTAACATCATTGCTATATCCGCCAATTATGCTCTTAGAGAGCTGGGAGCCATTAACTAGGTGTGGATACCCGTCCAAGTGAAATTTAAGGCTCTCAGAGCCAAATTCGCAGTTCTCGGTATTGTTTTTACCTGTCAAAACGATCCCTTGAGCATACTTGCCTTGTAACTTTACGTCCAAGTGTTTCAAGACTATACCACTAATAGTTTTATATGGGTCTTTTTTCCAATTACTTAAACCGTCAATTTGAAGAAAGTCTTGATGGTATTCTGTATAAGGTCTTGTAGGTTTGTTATCTCGGACTATCGTATATTTACCTCTAATCCGCCCACCCCAGACATCTATAGCATCACCACCATAATTAAAAATAGTACACTTATCATAAAACAACGAACCAGAGATTATAGTTATGGGTACAAATACATTAGTTATTATTAAATTACCTATTTTAATCACATCATGATCATTGGGTAGGCTTACAAATACTCCCTTGTCTTTTTCGATATTGCCTGAGATTACAACTTCTGGAATGTAGCCAGGCTTTTTAAATACTTGTTTAATCAATGTAAGGCTCTTCCCGATTTTTATCTGGATTAAAAGATTCAGGTGGCAAGTTTAATAAGTTATCAGTTTGATCTGGTTCGTATACTGTAGAGTCTTCTCCTTTACGAAGAATCTTTCCACCTTCTCGTATAGCAAACGCAGAAATGGCAAGAGTGATTACATAAAAAAACTTATCTTTATCAATTTCAGGTGTAATAGCCATATAAGGAACCAAGACGACTAAAGCATACATCAATAAAGGGCGTGGTAACGCCCTATATATATCCATTTTAGTAGGCTTACGTCTCTTTTTCTTAGCCATTTTTCCATCCAATGAACCAAGAGATAATGAATTGTATTCCCTTCATATACCAAGGCAAATGATTATCAGATTTACCGATAGTCTGATCTTTACCGGCAATATTTACATCGCCTTTTACGGCTCCTTTAATATTAACTGTTTGCTTACTCATCTTTTTTTACCTGATTTTTACCAACAATATTAAGGTCTCCTGACGTATCACCTGCTACATTAACAATATCAATATGTGTATGCGTTAATAACTCTAACTGTGCTTCTACTTTAATAAGCCGTTCATTTATGCGCCTATTGCGTTCTTTAAGTTCTTTACTGGCTTCTTTATTACGCAAGTTCTGATTTAATAAGTCTTGCATAGTACGACTTAGTACTTTAATTTCTTGTACTATTTCTAATATATCTGTTTGCACTTTAACTAAAGTACTTGTTTGGTCTTTATCAAATAAAGGCATTAGTTTTACCTGTAATGAAGCGGACAGCATAACCTTCTTGCACTATCCCATTAGGCTTGTAACATCTTAATAATGTTATATGTAAGCGCTCTTCATGATGGTTAGGTATGTTTATTATTTGTGTTTTAGTAACCAATGGTTTAGATGCGGATATTTGCTTTTTTAGTTTACTGAATTTTGGAATAAAGTGAAGAATATCCTTATTAACGGTATATTCTGATAATAACAAATTACCATCAAAGGAATAATTACAACTAACTATTTTTCCATTTTTAGTAATCAATAATGTTGGAATTTCACAAAACTTAAAATGCGCCCTATACATTTGATCTTTGGTTTCTAAGACATCAAACAAGGGCTTATAGTTCTCTGTAGTAATTCGTATCCTTAATAGTTCACTATATTTCATAAAACTAACAACAGCTATACCAACAGAAGCTAGTAAAATGCAACCTATTAGAAGGAATAAAATTTCTGTAGGAATATTAAAAGTCACAATCTTTATACTCCTTTACTATAGACCCATCTTCACAAACTACTGAGGGCAACGCCTCTTGTGAATCAGGTTCTGTTTCAATATCTGCTTTGCCGTCCCATCTGTTAATATATCCTTCTGAGACACCACTATTGCTTTCCTCGCTTGGCATTCCGATAGTTTGCTTACCGTCACAGTCTCTACAGAATTTGTCGTGCAACTGCTTACCAATATTGTAAGCATCCATGCCATCAACATTTTTAGAAATACTTGCATCAGCTTTAATCTCCTTTTGTTCAATTTTTACAGAAGTAGCAGTTATTTCATTCTTGGTTCTATTTCGCTCATTCTCAAGCATACTATGTTTTAACCAAGTTACTGTAATTAAAAATCCAATAAGAATAGCTGCTACTATTAATAGCTTATAATATTTTAATAAAAACATAATCAAATACTCGCTAGTTGAAAATGCATCCAGTCATAGTCGAGTGCTGTCCCAAGATTAACAAATCCTGCTCGTCTCCAAGCTTTATGCCAATCCTTATATTCTGGCTTTGCAAATAACGCTCTATCTGAGTGCCATCTAAGCCTATTTTCCCACGCTGCAAAGTCTATAGCACAACCGAATGCATGTGTACTCCAGGATCTACCACCTCTTATTCTCCGTTGATTATAGGCTCCTGAGTAATGGTTTAAGTGTAGTTCAGAAATTTCTTTAGGACTGTAATATTCAGTCACTAAGTTTAAAGCATGCAAAAAAGAATCTGCTGCTTTTTTATGTACCCTTATAGTTTTAACTTTTTGAGGTCCATAAAACAACTGATATGGTGGTTTTAAGTTAATTAAGCGATAAGGTACTTGAGTTACTGGATGACCATAAGTTCTAACCATTTCTCTATAATTAGTAGAATGGGGTAACTGTTTATAAATTGAATTTCTATATTCAGGATGTGCATGTAAACGCTGTTTTCTAATAGTACGATCCGGTCTTACACCTAATGCTTTCCTGACTTCATCAGACAAAACTCTGTAAGGTTTTATTTTTAAATTATGGTCGTACGCAAAAGCATCAAGGGCATACTGTGTTTGTTTGCCCCAAATGCCATCTTCTTTTACATGGAGTGCTTGTTGTATTTCTTTAATTAATTGCTTGTTCATCTACTACACCTGTTATTGATTGTTCCAATAGTGTTTCAGTAGATGCTTCTGCTTGTTGTTTCGCTTGTTCGGCTTGTTGTATTACATCACCAACTGCCTGTATATTTAATCTTAATATAGTTGGTTTAACCATATCTTTGATTATATTTTTACCCAAATTTGTTAGAAACTCAACAGCAAGAGGGATTTGTTCAGCTTCACTTGGCTCCTCACCAGTTTCTGGATCAAACTCAACGATGAAACCAAGATCTCTTGCAATAGGCAGAACCAAGTGTTCCGCCAATGGTGTTGTTAGTGTGATTGTATAAATCTTTTCTGAATCAGGCATTTCTTTATCCTTTAAGCCATTGCATCTGCTACATCTAATTGAACAGTATAAGGGGTTAAATCTGCTTGAATACTAATATCCCAGCCAGTTACCCATTTGGTTTTCTGAATATTATTGTAACCTAAATATAAGTTCTCAATAATTATTCTAGCATATTTCCAAGTATCTGTGGTTTCTCCAATAATAATTATTGGATTGTCATCGGCATCTTTACCTAAACGAACTCTTAAAGGCTCCATATAACTATGCATTTTTGGTTGTATTGTAGTACTGTGCCAGATTTTTCCATTGTTATATAAATAACCACCTATGGTTAAAACACCATATTTGGCTTGATTAATACTACTAGCACTAGAGCCTGGTTTATAAGATTTCCAATGAACGTCCATCGAAAACATAGAAGAATTAAATCCATTAGGTAGCTTAATTACTAAACAACCAGTTTCTTCCGGAGTATGGATATACTTATGCCCATCAAGCGTGTGTGATAACTTTGCCATTCTAGTAGGATGGTATTGCTTATAATGAGGCTGTGAATCTATGTATTTTTGAATAGCCTTAGCAGATAAAACTTTTTCATCACTGTAGTTATTGAGTGAGTTTGTATTAACATTAACTGCTTTGTATAGCTTATTGTAAGGTATTGGATTAGATAGATCTTCAATACTTGCATAAAGCAAAGGAGCATAAGCAGATAAATCCGTTTCTCTTAATAACTCCAAACCATCACTAAATGCTGTCGAATTGAATTGAGAATAATAAGTTATCCAATCTTTAGCGTAATACACACTCCAATAAGCTTTTTCATTTGTTTTACCAAGTACAATACAGAATTTATTATTATTTGTATCTGTACCTGTCCGTAAACTCTCATGAATAAAGGATGCATTAGCTGTAGCATTTGCACGTCTGCCAATTTTAAAAATTTTAAAAACTACAACACCGTTGCTAGCAACCTTTAGCATTATGCGATAATTAACTTCAGCACTACCATTCCAATTTCTAGCATGTAGTGTAAATTCAATATGCATGTAGTCCTGTAAAGGTATTTTTAATACTACAGCACCCGCAGTATTGTCATTAAGAGCTAATCTAGTGCTTTTAGGAAATGATAAAAATCGAACACTGGGACTAGAAGAATCCAATGCGAAGTCTTCTACCTGCTCATCAGTAAGCGTAGTATCTACTAATTTTGGTGGTATATATTTCATGGAGTATTAGCCTTAGTCAATACATCTACAACAAATTGAGGGTTTGCACCATTAGCATCAATAGTAATATCAATAGATGGTAACTCTAACAAATAGCTTGCTTCAATACCCCATGATGCTCCTGGAACCAGAACACGTCCACCTGCTATTGTTACATCGCTTTCCCCGGTGTTAGTAACAAGTATCTGTTTGGCTCCGGGTGCTACAGTAAAGTCAGCCGTTTTCACAGAAGAGCTAAAGTCAGTGGGATCTAACTCTTTAAGAAAAACAAGATGCTCTTCTAACTTAGCTATAATTGCGTCTGTATTAGCAATTTGTTGCGTTTGCATTGCAGATAGCGCTGCATTAGTAGCTGCTGCTAATGTTTGAGAATCGTTAGATTCTTGAATCAGTGTGCTTAATAGTGCCTGAGTCTCATCTGATTCTGTTGTATCTTCAATCGCTGTTTTAAGCTCTGTCAGCTTTGCTATTACAGCTTCGTCTGAGGCATCGTTAATTGCCGTTTCTAGGGCTGTAAGCAATGTCTGAGTATCATCGGATTCGGCAATCAAATCCGTTAAAAGAGACTGCGTTTCGTCCGATTCAGAGGTATCCTGAAGTGCTGCCAATAGTGCAGCTTGGTTAGCAGCAGTAGCAGAACCACTACCTGAACCACTTGGAGTTAAAAAGTAAGAATATTGCATGTTAAGTACCTTTATTTAATTCATTCCACCGGGGGGACCTTGATTAGGGTTTTCTACAATTTCCGGGAAGTTTACGTCAGGTTGAACCAAGGGACTAAAGTGCTTCCACGTTGTATTACCATCATTAATTGTATCAAATAACTGAAGGGTATCCCAATCAGGTTCAGATGTTCCCGATGCACCGCTAGTTTGACAATAAAACGCCTTTCTATAATCTTTAGCAGATGTAGGTAATATTCTAGTACCAAGACTATAATAAGTATTTGGTTCCCATTTGCGATAGATTTCTTGCCTCACAACAACCATTAGTGGTTTAGATTGTAAAGAGGGTGCTACAGGTATATTAAATGTTGATCCCGTAGTTACTCTGTCTCCATCATAAATAATATTATTATAATAAAGCTCTGCAACATAATGTGATTCATGTTGAGATAAACTTGTATCAACATTTACAACTAATTTTTCTGTATTTTGTACGTTGACTACCATTTGATCATAGCTTGGTAAACGATCAGGCGATTGTTTCATCCATCCACCATTAGCACCAATAACCAGTTCTTTAACAAAGTTACCGCCATCACAATAGTACAACACGTTATTTGCATACGCCCAGCAAAGTCCACTAAATATCGCACTACCGGGCAATATTAAAGTATATTGATTAGTGTGCGTAAGTGGCTCAAGAATAACTAAACGATTAGGTCTGAGTTTGCAATAAATAGGTGTAAGTACATCAACCCTACGTCTTTTCATTACGTTAAGAGTATTATCACCTAATGCTCCGGCTGCACCTACAGTCATAGCTGAACCATATTGATCATTTGATTGGTTATACGTTTGAACAATGGCATTAGAACCAGATTTAAAAACATAAACTATTTTTGAGCCTTCAAATACAACACCATAAACATCGGATTGTGATTGAATAGCTAATCCACCACTGGTAGCCCATAAAGGATTAACTGAACCCCTACTTAGTATATCTACACCGTCATTACTACCTATTGCTACAATGTCTGCACCAAAACCAAATTGAACACAATAGGCTTTATCTGTAGAGTCATCGGATAAGTTATTATCAAACATATCAGAAGCCATGACAGTGCCATCTAAGACAACATTTCCATTAAAAGATACGTTATAAATGTAAAGCATGGGATGACCATTAGGATCTCCGTCACATGCTATGGCTAAACGAGTATCAAGAGTTACTGCATCAAAACCAGCATCTATGGCTCTCATTCTATTGTCTAATTCAGCAGGTAAAGCCAATACATGACTTTCTCCTAAAGAATTAATCATTACAATAGTATCTCGTTTTAAGAAGAACACCATGTTATCAGTGTATGCGGAACCAATCCAGTCACTAGACGATGTATCACAACTTTGTTGGTACTCATCCTCAAATACACCATTAAACGCTCTCCTTAGCTCCCTTTTCTGGTCTGCCTTACTAGCTCCTGCTATTACATTTGCTTCAAAACTACTCATTATATTATCTCCCTACCCGTTAGTTAGTAGGTATTTCTGGAAAGTTTGCTACTGGTTTTACTAAGTCAGTAAACTTAGTCCACACTACACCACCATCAGTAATAGTGCTACCAACATTTTGTGCGGTACTCCAATCAGGTTCAAGAGTATCTGCTGTACCTGCTGTAGTACATTTATAGCATGATTTATTAGCTTTAGCGTTTGTAGGTATTATGATTGTGTCCTGCTCATAATACATTGATGCTGTCCAAACAGGATAATTCTTTTGTCTAATAATTACCATAACACGCTTACCTATATAAGCACTAGGTATGGGAATTTTACTGATCCAATTACTATTCTGATAAACTACTTTACCAACACCTATTGTTTGATGCTTATATACAGCAATACCCAGCATATTAGCATCATTAGGCATTCCAGACTTATCCACAGTAACTTCAAGTAGGACAAAGCCAATATTATTAAATTGATATAATTCTCCATAAGGAAAAGGTAGACCAGTAGTCTTTATCCATTTATTAAGTGTAGGATCTTCAGTTATAACATGACAGCCATTTGCATAATTAGATTCTGTTATGTATAAATCATTAGTTCCTGGCATCCAAGCAATAGCATCAAAGTTTCCATTAGTATCAAACTTTTTTTCTAAATGCCAATCAGAACGCTTAATTATACAAAGACTATCTTTACGATGCCTAGCTACAAAATAATTATTATCAGATGTAAGCCTTAAATCGTTATGATGATGCTCTTTATACATATAAGGATTAGTATCACCACTACCCATGCTCTGACTAGGTGGACCACTGGGTCTACCTGTATAAGTATCTGTAACATAGTTGTAGGTGAGGATGTCAGAACTATTGCTAGTTTTACTTTTAAGTGCGTAGATTTGATCAGCATTATCTGGATTGAATACAAACCCAGTAATAGGATAAGAACCTACTGTAATATCACCTCTAATAACAAAAGTATTAGTTGCTGAATCATGATCTAACAATTCAAAACCGTTGGATGTACCAACTGCCAGCATTGAACCAGAAGAATTAAATTCTAGTGCAAATACGCCTTGATGATCTAAACCAATTTGTCCATGTGGTAAATCTTGAGGTGTAATAGAGTTAATTAGAGTTAAATTATAAAAATTAGTTAATGAGTAGATATAAACAACTGGTACAGTTGGCGCACCTGTAGAACCAGTACCTGCTCCAACACATCCTATTGCCAGATAATGTTTGTTTGAGTTATCAGTATAAAAAGCTAAGCATTTTATTCGACTTGCTATATCAGCATCTAATGGTGTGACATCATGCTGAGAATTACCATCAATCAATATTACAGCATTCCTAGTTGCCATATAGCACTTATCTCCAGACGATACAGAGTCTACCCAATCTTCCGAAGAATCATCTATAGGGGCATTAAAAGCAGCCTCTACCGCACCAGTAGCTGTTGTGTGGATATACCGCTTTTTTGCTACTTTAGAGGCAAGTGCCATTTTTCCTTCATAAAATCCTATGGACATATATCGTAATCCTCTGGTTTGTAATCATCTGTTTGGTCTGTGTCGTTATACTCAGTTGGATCATAAATAAAGTCCTGACCAACACAACTACCATCAGAGACAGTAATGGTTCGATTCTTAGTGTCACTTAATCCTTGTGAGTCTGTGGCTGTGTAAGTAACAACATAAGTACCTTCAGTTGCTGTATCGACTGTATCACCACCTACAACTACATTAAGTGTACCCTCTTCTGGGTCTATTGCAGTTGCCCCTGGATCATTCCAAGTAGAACCAACAAGTACTGTAACATTTGTATTGCCGTTTAATGTAACAACAGGTGGATTATTGGAGCTACCGCCACCACCGCCACCACCACTGCCGCCGCCGCCACCAGATCCACTAGCGGTAACATCAACAACACGAGTAACGGTATCTGCATGGAATCCATGAGAATCTGTTACATTATAAGTTATGTTATAAGTGCCTACAGTAGCCGAATCCACTGTACCATTTGTCACTATATCATTGGATATATCAGTACCAGCAAAATCAACAGCCGTAGCACCCGGATCAGTCCAAGTGGAGTTCTGTGTGAGGCTATATGGATTATCACCAAGTAATGTAATAACTGGATTACTGATAACAAGCACAGTTCTATCGACTGTTGCTGATGCTCCACTACTATCTGTAACTGTATAAGTAACAATGTACGAACCAGCAGTATGCGTATCCACTGTATCACCAGTAACTACAACATTAGCAGTGATGTCTCCGTCTTCTGGATCAATGGCTGTGTACCCTGGTTCAGTATAGTCTGGATAAGTAGTGCATTCAAATAGCGGTACTGTTCCACCTACATCAACTTTAAGAGTAGCCTGACTAAATATTATAGGTGAGCCTATCTGAGTCCAAGGATCATTAGCTGTCAATCTGTAATAAGCAGTTACTGAATTACCAGCACGCTTAAATCGTCTGTCAATTTGCGTTACAGTTTGACCTAAATTCACTGTTGCTACAAATATACCATCGTCTATTAAACGTACCTTATTACCTTGTAATCTAATATTTGCATACTGATAATAATTGTAAGTATTAGGGTTATAGTAATCATATAAAGTGAAATCAATCTGTGCATTAAGCACATCCATTTCAAAATCTTGGGCATCAATATCATAATGCTTGTTATTACTAGGTCCAACCCAATTTGCTGGATCTGTATCCGTAGTGCTTATTGGGATAATTAAAGGATTATCCCCTTGTAATGTAAGTGTAGGCGCTTGGTTAGCTACAACAGTAACAGTTCTAGTTTTAGTATCAGACAAGCCACCACTATCTGTTACAGTATAAGTTAGCGTATAAGTTCCAACAGTTGTTACATCTACATTACCAGTAACTTGTATTTGATTTGTTATATTACCGTCTTCAGGATCTGAAGCTGTTGCTCCAGGGTCATTCCATACGGTTCCCTCAACTATATTGTAAGGATTATCACCAAGTAAAGTAATAGTAGGTGCTTGGTTAGCTGCAACTTCTACAGTAACATCTCGATAAACAGTAGTAGATAATCCGCTACTATCAGTAACACTATAAGTTAATGAATAGTTGCCAGGAGTAGTTGTATCCACTGTACCATTAACAGTAACTTGGTTTGTTAAATCTCCATCCTCGTAATCATGTGCCACATATCCCGGTTCAATATACGTTGAATTTACTGGGATGGTCATGTAAGAAGAACCCTGTAAAGTTATTGTAGGGCTTATGTCTGTATGGTTTATATTAACCACTCTGGATGCTGTTCCGGTAGCTCCACCACTATCCGTAACAGAATATGCAATAGTGTATGAACCAGCAGTAGTAACGTCTACTGTTCCAGATGTAGTTACAAGATTTGTAATGTCACCATCTTCATAATCAAATGCCCAATAACCCGGATCACTGTATTCGCTTTCTGTGCAAAGTATTTTGCTAGTAAATAAGTTTTGAACAGTTACTGGTGCTGTGTTATTTGCATCATAAGAAGCAGCAAGAGTTAATCTAGGGCTATTGCTAAATGGACTGACGTTAGCTGTAGCAACATCTCCATTATCGTCTAAGACGGGATTATAGCTTTGTGTGTATTGTTTAATATCAAGTTTAAGAACATGATTTGTTACTCGCATTCTTACATAGATAGGGAAAACCGGACTGTTAGTTACATCATACTCATTACCCACAGTACCACTTTGTAGTGTTGCTTTTAAAGTACCGTTTTCCATTTTAACGCCGAAGCCAAAATTGGCTATACCAGCATCCGGTCTTACTAAGACATTCAAATAACCCGTTTCAGTAGCTGTTGCTAAATGCGCTATTCTAATCGTAAGATCAATATCAGAATCCAGAACATACCTTCTGCTTTTAATGGCACTTGAACTTGGATTATCAAATTTTAGATTATCATATCCGGGTGTAGGACCTGAATTTCCATACAATAACCAATAATCAAGATTAGGAAAATGCTCTGTAGGATTTTGTGAAACAGTAAAATAAATATCTGGTAACTCTTCTGGATTGTCTCCTCTTAAAAATATTACAGGCTCTTTATTAACAACATTAACATTAACTGCTCGTATTTTGGATGCTGCTAAACCTGCACTGTCTTGAACATTATAAGTTATTGGGTAATTACCAGTAGTGGTTAAATCAACGGAACCAGATGTTGTTACATCTGCTGTTATATCTCCATCCTCTGGATCTACTGCTGTATATCCTGGCTCAGTATAATTAGCTACTGAAACAGCAGGTACAGCAACATTAAAGGTTTTAGTTTCTCCTTGTACCAAGTTTAGATTTTGCATAGGCACTACTATAGTAGGAGTTACTATGCTTTCATATCGAAAATCATTAGCTACTAAATTATGCCCAATGTATGCAGGTACATCATAGTACCGAACTTCTATATGTTCCCAAGGAATAGTACCATCATTTGGTGCAATAATTTCAATAGAATCTACTGCCTCTCCACTAGAGAAATAATAAAGACCATAAATATCTCGATGATAGTCTATATGCACAAAACCAGTTGTATTAACATCACCATCAATAGCCAGTTCTGGAGTAGGTGCTACATAAGAAGGATGACTTGTATTGTAATCCCAAGCAGAATGAGCGCCCTGGCTACTTGTTATAATGTTCTGTCCAGAGGCTGTAAGCAGTTTAATTTCAGCCAAACCCCTTTTATATTTACCCGGAGTGGTTCCGATACCTACTCTAAATCTCCATACTCTAACAGCAGGATATTGAATATCTTGATCATCTGGATTGTCCCCTAGTAAAGATATTACAGGAGCCTGATTTCCTACTGTAGTTTCATCACAATTACTATTGTTTAACCAGTTACTACCGGCTTGAATGGTTACAATTTCTGCTGCGTCAGGATGAATTAATGCAACAGTATTTTGGAACATATTGGCTGTAGTTGTTTGTGCGGTTGTATCTATTCCTGCTAAACAAACAAGAGAAGTACAATCTTTAAACATTTTAGAGAAGTCTTCACAACTACTGGAATTAATAACTTCCATATCATGCAGATTGGTACAACCTTCAAACATGGCTTTTGTACTTAAAGCATTTTGATAATTAATATTCTTAACTTGTGTTAGTAATGAACAATTTTTAAATGCCCTAAGAAAATTAGTTACATTAGGAAATCCAGGAGCATCTACAGTGAAAGTGGTAAGATTAGTTAATCCATTACAGAAGTTCGTTAAATCAAGTAAGGACTCTGTATTGTGACAATGAATTTCAATAAAGTTATCTGAAACAAATCTGAACCAAGTAAGGTCTTTTGATCTGATAGATATTGTTGTTCCATCATTATCAATTTGTTTAGTTATATCCAGATCTGGATCTGTATTACCTGTAGACAAATACTCTACTTCACCATTACCGTCACCCCAGTCAATTTTAAGATCACAATTAGCTTGGATGTGTGCTTGTCCTGTATTAACTACTACAGAAGCAAAATCTGTGTAAGGATTCAAAACGGCAGTACAATTAGAAGGTAAGCCACCTAAACCAAAATGTAATATCTCAATACTCCAAGCACCTATGCTTTTTATAGTAAGTGTTGGTAAAGTTTTTACAAAGGCAGCTTCGATAACTTTCTTGGTTCCTTGTGATATTAAAATACCTGCACCATCACCGTAGTAAACATCAGCAGTTAAAGCAGTAATAGTTACGGTATGGTTTCCAGAAGGAATAGTAGCATCACCTACGACAAAGCAGTTTTGAGCCACCATATTATCGTAAGAAGTATCTACAAAATCTTTAACGGCTCCAGTATTTATTTTTATCGCAATTAACTCAGCCAGTTCTTCATCAGTCTTATCAATGATAGTCTGATTAATTTCAGCAGTATTATCGACAATATGGGTTAGTTGAACCAAGAGATCTGCTAGTACAGCAGCGTTGTCTGGTTTATCAATGATTGCTTGAAGTTTAGCAATTATTGTATCTTGCTTTGTAGCATCTGTAGTAGCAATTAGTTTTAGCTGATTTAATAAATCTTGGGTCTCATCACCCTCAGCAACAACACTATTTTGTAGAGCCTGAACAGCAGCAATAATTAAGGCAGAGTTATCGTCTAAATGAGTATTAATGCTTGTTGTGTTGTCGTCAGCATGAGTATTTATACTAAGGGTATTATCAATAGTCTGTTGCTTTAATTCATCAATACCTTCATTAGTCTCTTCAATCAGAAGATTCTGTTCTGTCATAGCAGTAGCAATATTAGCAATATTAAGCTCTGCTGCTTCACTCATGCCTCGTGATTTTAAGATGTAGGATGCGAAGTTCATTTTATTTGTTACTCATTTGCCGCAAGGACAGCTTGGTTAATCATATTATTTACGGCACTATCACCTAGTCCCAAGTCAGACATATTAACGCCTGTAACACCTTCTAAGGCGTTCCAGTAAGCTGCTCTGGCATCTAACATATTACCCAAAATTCGTATATAAGCATCCTGTTTAAAACTATTCTTTTGCGCTCTATACAATCCATATTTTATACCATTTAAACCGGTATAATTACTACCTGAAACAGTAGTGAAAGTAGAACCGTCATAACCACCAGTATTACTTGTCATACTTAGTTCGGTCATTACTTTCTGTTTAATTAAATCAGCATTCCTAAGCTGAACTGCCATTTCGGCACCCATCGTACCATTGGGATCTCCAACATCACCAAGATTCCAATCCATGCCAGCAAAGGAACCTGTACTAGAAACCTTAGCTCCGTTGACAACAACTTGAGAGCGTTTAACTGCCATTGAATAAGTGGTGTCAATAGCTTGTTGTTTTAAGTTTTCTATTTCTTGAGCAGCATGCTTCTGCTTAATTTCAATTTCTTTAGCTTGAACTTTGCTTTGTTGTTCTAACTCTTTAGCTTTAAGCTTCAGCTCTTCCCAACCCATATAAACTTTCTGCTCAGTGGCTTTTAAGTTTACACGTTCAGCTTGTATTCTTATTAATTCTAATTGAATTTTAGCCTTAGCTAATTTTATATCTACTTCAGCTTGTAGTTTTCTTAATTCCAGCTCTTCTTTTTTAAGAGCTGTATCAGAATCTGACTGGATACTTTGTTTAAGTATCTCTGTAACAGCGGATGCATAATCAGAATTGGATAGCTTTCCATTATCAAACTGATGTTTAAGATAATCGAGAGCTATCCGAGTTGCTTTTTTAACTGTATTGTAGGTTTTTCTAGCCATAATTAACTAAAGGTTAATGCATTCCTTACCTTTCTGTTATCTTCTTCAAAGACACCACGCTTATATTGATCTTCGGCTAAACTTTGTAATTCTTTTTCCGATAACCCTTCAAGCATCTGAACATGATACTTTGGCAATGATAAACTTTTCACTTGCGGTATACCATGAGGTCCTTTAGAAGTTTCAAATTTTTGATAACAAGTATCTGGATCAGTTAGGTGTTTAAGGATAATTTCTTCCAGGTATACTGGAGTATTGAACGGAACAATTACCCTAAATTCGCCAATATAGCTATTACCTGCTTCAACCAAACAACTTTTTAAATCTTGGTCAGAAGGGGCTAAGGCTCTAACAATAACACGATGCTTTTTGTTAGCAGAATCTCGCATTGCTGCTCGCCTTTGGCTTTCTGTCATTTGTGAAATATTTAAACTTTCAATTTTTTCCTTTATAGGATCTTTCTTTTTCTTTTTATTCTTTTTTCCTGCATTTGCATTTGAAGGCATTACTAACATTTCTTCCAATGGAACATTGTTATCATGCAGTAATTTAACAAGTCCTCGTTCTTTAGCGTTAGGGTGAAAGGCTACGCTTCTAGCCTGAGCTATAGCTTTCAGATGTTCAACATCTAAATAAGCTTTGTTCTTTTTTACAAACTCATCAATATCTATATTTTCGTTCATTGGTACATTCCTAATTATTCTAATTAATAAAAAGCCGAGCAATGCAAAGCATTACCCGACTTAGTTTGGCTTAGTATTGAGCAACTACTTTCATAAGTGCAATACGTTCTGGTCGTTCTGCCAAGAAGCCGTAATACCACTTCATTGACCGTCCGCCAGTTTCGCCGTAAGGATCAATCACACTAGCTTTTGGCTTATAGTGCTGAGTAATAAACTTACTGCGACCACCTTTACGAGTATGGAAACTAATAGTAGAGAACGAATCTGAACCTACAACAAGGATAGGGAACACATCGTATTTACCACCTGTTTCACGATAACCAGCGTTATTTGTAACATTAGCTCCAGCGCCTTTCCAATAAATAAAGTCTTGAATGACTACAATACGGAAATTTGCGATTGCTCCGATTTCACCTGGCATAACCGTTTTACCAGCATCAAGATATTGACGCTTAGGAATAAATGCTGGGTTATTATGCAAGTCCTTCATTTTACGCAGTTGAGGAACTAACTCACTACCAACAAATGCAATACGTTCACCATCAATAGTTTTGGTATCAGTATTGGTTGAACCAGTAATGATACGAGTATTGGTTGGTGTACCGTTTTGAGTTAGAGATAAATCCAACTTAATGAAGTCCATATAACTAACAACACTAGCAACGCCATTGGTTTCACCAGTTAGCTCACTAGATGAAGTTGCATCACCGCCAAAACGGATAATACCGGCATTTTGAAGGATGTCGATGGAAAGTACTTGTTCATAAATACGATTAGCTGCTCGCATCATTTCACGATGATTATGCTTACGCCAATCATGCATTGTATCGAATGCTAACAACTCAAGAGTGTATTCATCGAAGATACCGAACTTCTGGAATGTGCCTTCACGAAGGATACGGGTATAACCGATACGGTTTACTCGTCCACCATGCTCAGGAACCAAAGGTAGTTTATCGAGGATGGTTGTAATATCCCGACTAGAACCCCAGAGATTTCCACCAACAGGTGCTTGACCATTCGTCTGGTTTACTATCCAGGGTTCAGCTTGACCGAGTACTGCTGTTAAAGTAGTAGCAATGTCTGTGTCAAAGACTTCCAGCTCCTTTAAGATTTGATCTAATTTAAGATCAGCAGCGGTATTAGCCAATGCTTGAGTAGAACCTTCACCACGCACAGGTAAACGGTAGTATGTTTCATTATTAACAACTACTCGTTCAGTGATTTTAGTGGTAGATAGATATGCATCAGTTCTTTGCCCTAATGGTATCAATAATTCATATTGTTTAAAGAAACCAGAAGTAGCACCACTCGCATCAATACCCTGATCATTGATGTTACGATCATCAAGTACCGGAATAACCACATAGGATTTAATTTTCTTACCCATGTGCTTAGGCATATTAAGTGGATTAGCTAAACGAGTCATTACCATTTCAGGTACTGTCTCGATTAATGCTTTGCGTCTATACCATTCTGTTCTTAGCTGTTCGCCAGAGGAACTAGGTAAATTGTTTAATGGATCATTATACGCAGCTTGACCCATATTTGCTTGAATAGGCATTTTAATACTCCGAATTAGGAATTATAAATCCCCAAACAGCTCATTAAACTTTTCATCGCTTAGTGCATAAAGTTCTTCTACGCTATTTACTGCTGGAACTTTGCCTTTACCTGCACTTCTTGACGGTTGCAGAGAGCCAGGCAGCTTTTGGGGTGGTTGATTTTGGGTTTGCCGTGCAGATTGGGTATTCTGGGGCTGAGAGTTAAGTAATCCTGCTTTTTCCATTTCTTCACCTACTTGGTAATAGGCTTCAATGTCTGCTACATCAGGTAGCCTGCCTAACAGCTTTCGATTTTGTACTTCATTCATGATCTTAGGGAAAATTCCCGTTTGCATGTGTTCGTGCAAAATTCTAATCGCTGTAGGATTTTCTCCTATAAACCCAATAGAAGCTTGATCGAATTTATCAATAGCCTCAAGGGTAGGATTAAAATATTCAGAATCCTTTAATTCAGTCATCACCTGCTCGAGTTGTAGCTCATTGGGTGTAACTTTATATTCTTGATTAGGAGTATAGTCTAAATTATCTTCAGTATCAAGATTGTAAATGTCAATCTCATTAGCCTTAATAAACTGTGCTAACGCTTTAGTATTACCCTTAGCAATATCAATTAACATAGCTAACTGATCTGGATCAGTAAGTTCAGCTTTTTTGAACATTCTAGCGATTGCTAAATCATCTTTACTCTGCTCAATAAATTTAGACGCACCTGCACCCATCTGAACCAAGCGAATGAAATCTTCAGGGTCTTTTATTACCAATTCCCTGCCATTAGCTTTTATTGGGCTAGTTAAGGCTTTATAAAAATTAATAGCGTCATCGGCTGATACCTCTACAGCTTCTGAATCTTTAGTTTCAGTAGCCTGTTCGCCTTCTTGAGTTTGTGAAGCTTCTTCAGAATCTTCAGTAGTTTCTCCTTCCTGCGGAGCTGGATCAGAATCTTTTGGTTCTTGTCCTGTTATAGGATCTTTTTCAAAAAAGTTTGGATTTGGTCCTGGTTCGTTAGGATCTAAACCGGCTTGTTGTTTCAAACTTTGAAACTCAGCTTCGGTCATTGGATCTTCAGTAGCACTGAATAATTCCTTTTCCTGCTCATTTATTTCCTGTAATTCATCTGACATTGTAATATCCTCTTATTTATTAGTCTTGGTTTGCTTCTTGTTTCTGCATTAGTAGGTTTTCCAGATCTTCTTTGCGCTGAACTTCACTAGCCACTATTGTAGGTAATAACTTTAATTTTTCCTTTAAAGCTAATAAGCTAATCAAATTTTGTGTTTCATGCTCCCTAGATTCTTTATTGTCTGCATAGATCAATTTTTGCTGTTGATCTTCAATACTTGAACCAAGGATATAATCATCTATAACCAATTTCCAATCTTCTGTAGCTTGTAGTCTTTGCAGTGCAGCACCTACTTTCAGCATTTGATCAGATTTTTCAATCAGCTTTTGTAAATTATCTTCACTATATATCTGTGTACTATTAGCACCTAGTTCTTCTGAATTAAACATTATTTATTCTCCGTTATTAGTTGATGAATTAGCTTGTTTAGCTTTTGCAATTTCTACTTCAGCTTTAAGTTTTTCCAAAGCTATAGCAGTTTTCTTTTCCTGCTCTTTCTTACTTAGCTCCATATCGAAAGCAGTTTTGGCTCCTTTAATAGCTTCTGATGCTTTAACATTAGCCCCTATTTGTGCGCTTTCCATGTGAGCAGAGTGTTTAAGCATTTCTAACTCTTTCTGTCTCTCATGATGAACTCCATTCTCTTGCTCTACATACTCAAGATCTTTTAAATCTGTTTCTGATTTCTCTTTTAATGCCTGAGCCAAGTATAGTTGTGCTTGTGCGCTAGATGCATAAGCTACAGCTTTATGTCGCTCTGCCTGGGCATTATTTTCTTGTGCTTTAGCATATTCAGCAGCAATAAGGCTCTTTTTAACCTCTTGCTCTAATTTGGCTGCTTCCTGTTCTTCAGGACTTGGTTGTGGTTTATAGTTAAGTAAAAAGTCTGCTAAGTCTGGCAATTTTTTCAATCTTGCAAATTCAGCAATTAATTTAAACTTAAACTCCATAGGTGCGCTATCGCCTAATGTTTGTATAATGAATGCCAAGTTTTGAGCTTTTTCGTCATCTGCTTCTGGTGTAGATACTGTTAAAGATATATCTACTCTTGCGCTTAAATGCTCCCTATTGATACTTATAAAATGCTCGCCTTGTGGAGTACTAAGAACCTCTAACCCCTCAAAAGGATCAGTTGGTTCTTCTTTTACTTCTGGTGGTTGAACACCTTTATTTAATTGCTCTTGGTATTGTTGATAATTAATTAAATCTTTTTTAAATTGTTTAATGTTTTTGGTTATATTAATTACTTGTTCACTACTGAGATATTTTCTATTCAGATCCAGAATTATATAACCTACTTCTAATAACCCTCTTGCTACCCTTCGTATTATTGCCATTTCACGCTTAGAACTGGTGTCTAAGACGCTTTTAATGCCACCTACACTAGATCCTACGCTGGACTCGTGAATGCCCTCACCGAAGGTTTTTATGCCTGTATAAGCCTCTGCTGAAGCATCCTGAAGTCTAATTAATTCTATAGCAGTTGGTGGAATATTTGGGAGTTGATGCTCTTTAAAAAAGTCAGGACCAATACCACGATTAAATTCGTATTTTTCACCTGCCAAAAATCTTTTTAAGTTTACTGGGTCTAAAGACTCTTTCATAATCCCTAATTGACCAGAAGCTATAGATCCAATGGCATCAATAATACTTCTTGTTAATGCCCCTTTAATCTGTTGATGGTCTCTTAGCAATTCTGCATCAGCTTCTCCCCAGACAGAACCTCTAACTTTATTTAATGGAATAAAGATAAATGGCTTTTGTAAATAAGGGTTTAACTCCATTCTAATTATGTGACCCTTAGCAATAGTTACAACAATAGGCACTAAATTGCCGTCATTGTGTATGTCCCAATCTAACCAATGCTCAAATCGAAAGAAGTGTCCTCTAGTACCTTTCTGAGGATTATCGAAAACTTGCCCTTCTGCATTTGTAGAAGGAGAAGAAAGAAATTCACTTTCTTCGCCTAAAAATTCTTTTTGCCAGTTTAAAGATTCAGGACTTTCATTATCATTTTCAGCAATTAATTGTTTCCGTAGGTCATCCAGATAATAACCTTCTGAATCTTTTAAATCTGCTAACCTTGCTGGTTCCCTGTAAATAATGAAATTAGCTTTAGAAATATCACCTTTACAAGAAGGATCAACATAGAGAGAGTCATAATCCAAGACATCGACCCAAGGATTTTCATCCAGGACTTCTTCGTATTCTACTTCTTTTTCTATATATCCTTGATTTCCATTTTCATCAACAAATGGTTCCTGAACTATTTTTGTGGACTTTTTTGTTTTTCTAACCCAATAAGGTCTTAATACTGCTGTGCCTTCTTCTTCACAAGCTCTTGCTATTTCATCCATCAAATTAACCAAGTCCATTTTTTTGGTTAGTTGGTAGTTTAATAGAATTTCGGCTGGCTTACTTTTACCTGCATCATCCCCTGTAACGGGTGCTGCATTGAATAACTTAGCATCTATTAAAAAAGGTTCTGATAGCGCTGCATATCTCCAGGCATTGTGTAACTTAACTAGCTTAGGTGTAATGCTGGATTTGCCTTTGCGCTTCTTTATTTTATATTTACCTTCTACATTCCTGAGATCCAACCAGTCTTCGTCATGGTCTGGTGTAGCCAATTTTAGGTCGTCACTAAGATCTTTTAGCGTGGGTATATTTTCCCAATCTAAATTAAATCTTTCTCTGTAAATTTCCTGTTCTTTATTCATAATATAAATTCTATTTAATCTGAAGAGCTTGAGGATAATACACTTTCAGTAGGATCTGCGTCTACCCAACTAGGAAGAGATTGTAAAGAGACATTAATATTAGGATGTTGATAATTCTCTAAAATATCAGATATGCTATTTAATATAGAATCATCTATAGGATCTACTTCAGGCAAAGTAAAATCTATTTCACCTATGTTTTCTACCTCTTCTTCGGTATCAACATCAAAGTAAATTCTTTTGATAACTTTATTTTCAGCTACTTCAACATTTTCTGGCTGGATTTTCCAGTTATCTGAAACGATTAAGTTACCATCTAAGAATATGGCAATAATTCCTGCTTGATAACTAATATTACCTTGTTGTAATGATACAAATACTTTTGCAATATCAGTAGGATCTTGAGTAAAGACCAATGGCACTTGCTTATTGGCATCTGCACCTCGCCAAGGAGTTACAAATCCAGAAAGTCTGCTGACTACTGAAGCATCAATATCTGTTTCCTCATCTTTTCTAAAGATAAGAACGGGTGCATAAGTACTGTTTGTGTTAGCTATTATCATAATTACCTACATTATAACTTACTGAAATTTCTTCGTTATTAGCTATTTTTAAGATTAACTGAACTTTACCAGAATCTGCCCTTTTTAGTAAACTCTTTACCTCATCTACATTCTCTGGTTCTTCTAACTTTGCTCTGAACCAAGCAGAGGTAGTTCTGGTTGGTGTTAGTTTACAATTAAATTCCAATATTTGTTCGGACTCTATAAGCCTAGCATGATACTTCATTTTGCAGTATTCGATATTTTGTAATAGTTTTTCCAATCTGCTTTGATCAAATATACTGGAATTTTTATACAGAATTTCAAAATCAAAAAAGTATGCATAAATGTCTTTAAAAGCCTTACCGTAACCCTTTTCTTTAAATGTAATTTTATCGGGCATTTTAATACTATATTTACTTAACTCTTTTGTTGATTCTTTAGCACTTACAAATGAATGAATAATTAGTGCCTGAGCAAAATACTTTGAATTTTTTTCTAGGTTGTAAACCTGAACAAAGCTATTATTTAAAAGCTCGTCACTATAAAATTTAAGTAGATGTTCAAAGTCTGCTTTTTCAATATTATTTGAGTTATTCAGATAAGTATTAACTACCTGTATGGAATCCTTTTTATCAATTACTCTTTTGTTTTTTAAAGCCAAAAAGTATTTTTTAATATTAGGGTGTGCAAGTTTTTTAATGGAATCAAAAGATACTTTAACACCTTTTTTGGTACTAATAACTCGTCTTGTTATGCCGTGTACTTGTAAACCTAAACGGAATTGATTAGGACTAAACTTAATTCCAAGAATTTGCACATCAGTTTTCACATCTACATAAGTAGCTATATTAATGGTTATACTTTTTACAGTAAACGAAGCAGGTAACGCTCCTAGTATAGATATTAATGGAGTACTGTATGGATTACCACGTTTGTTAGCTGTTACAGTATTAATAAACCTGGATTCTTCTGAACCAAGAAATAGGTTAGTTAGTAGGTTATGTTTATATTGGTCAATAACAAAATTAGTATTAAAATAAAAGTCGCCTTGTGATGTATTGATAGTTAAGCCGTAAGTTATCGGTATTTGTTTTTCTTGTTTAGCCTGTAAAAATGCTCTTATTTCTAATCTACCGTCTAATCTACCCGCTTTAATTGTACGATTCATTAGATCAATAACTTTAGGATCCTTACATACAAACTGCTTATCATAACTTCTTGTTGGATCAATAACAGTATTTTCAATGAACTCTATATTGGAACTTTCTTCAGAACCAATCAAATAAGCAGTGCTGTTAATGTTTACTTGGTAATACATATTTAATTATCCTAATGGTATAGCTGCTGGTGGATTATCTATTGTATAGGTTACTGAATTAACACCAGAAAAGACATTAGCTAATTCCCAGAATTGAACAAAATTATAAGGTCTTGTATTGTTATAAGGTGTCCAATTAGCTATCTCACTCATTGGTACATCATAATAACCTAATTTAAGAGTGTGGAATGGTATATGACTTTCAGATGGTCGTGTTAATCGTATTTTTATAGGAACCTCTGGATGAGATTCCTTTGCTATATACCTATCTGAATAGTGAATACTTAAACCAATTAAACCATCTGTTTGTGATGGACCGGAGAAAAATGGAGCAACATTCGTACTAGATGAAGGAGATACCCCCCAATGTCTTCCTGTAAGTACATTATGATTATTAGCATCTATTAATTCGATTAAAGATAAGCTAACAGTAAGGGCTTGATAAGATTGCGCCAAACCTGGGTTGAATGTCCATACACGCATAAATAAGGGTTGTAGTTCTTCTTCTCCACCACCGCCACCATTACCATTACCACCACCGCCATTGCCGTTTCCGTTACCCCCACTGCCACCACCACCTTCTTCTTCTGTAGAGATTGCACCACAATTTAGATCTACGAATACAATATCTTTTTGCACAGTACCTAAAGGAACCATGTCATCCTTAAAAGCATGCCTTAGAAAATAATCTATATCGTCACCTAACCCGATCTGGGCGCTTTCTACGGCATCTGGACCATACAAATAATCAGCAGCTAATTGCTTATTTTGCGTATGCGGTTGACTATACATTACAAATACCCGTTTCTATGTAACAAGTCATAAGTATCTGGTATTACACCAGCAGTTACATTTTTATTGATTAAATCTTGTTTTTCTTTTTCGTAGAGTTGTCTAAAGTCTGTTTCTTCTTTTTCCCCCTCTTGATATGTTGCAGACCTAGCTATCATCATAAGTATTGCAAACATTAGAGCAGGTTCAGCATCAGGGGGTATATCAATTTCTTGGTTCAAATAAGCTTCTTGGTCAGCCGGATCATAAACAAAAGGTAATAGAGAGTCTTGATAAGTAAAGGAGTAAAAACACTTATCCGGTTTTTTTAATTCGATTACATTATATTTCGGCATTGTTACGCCACGAATACTATGAATAGTGTTTATTGGTAATTCTTTACCATTGTGATCAAATACACCCAGAACTCTTAACATTGTACCGTTAAATGGATTATATTCTGAATCAATTATATAACGATTTTCTAAAGCTATTGTACTACTTGTATCTGTTAAAGCTCGTTCTTTTTTAAGGTAATAAACCATCCTTCCCGGTGTAATTTTTAATAAGTGTGCTTTACTGATTAGTGGCACATCTCCGTGTAATCTTTTAATCGCTCTATTTAAAGATATGTTCAGAGCATGTAGATATACAGGAGTAGTGGGATCACCAAAATTATCATTACTAAGATAATCGTTGTAAGCTCCGTATTGTAATTCATTAATTAAGTCTTGAATAATCATAATTTATACATGGTAAGAATCGGTATTAAATAAGTCGTGGGAATCTACAGGCATACCGTCATCGTCCAAATGAACTGAGTAAAAATCTGAGTCATCTATTTCCCCAGAATCCTCATACATTTCTTGTTCTACAGTATCTATAGAACTACCAGTAAGGTTCGGAGCCTGCTTTTCCATGTATTGTAGCATAGTTGTTGCATCAATGCAGTTGTCCGTACCCTTTATGCCATCGTCAGAAACTAAGCTTAATTCATAAAGCAATTTGATACCAGCAGGACTTTTAGCAAATTTGTCTGTTAAATGGAATTTACCACTATTTATAATCGGTACAAATTGCTTTAAACGGCTTAATTTGTCCTTTACAGGGCGTATTCCTTCGTGGTTAGTGCCAACCTCTTTGGCAAGTGTGAAGAACGTCTTAGAAGTGACCATACGCTCTTTTAACCAGTCAATAAATCCCCCTTGTTGTCCAGTGATTTCTACACCTACTCCAAGTGGCTCATACTGCCTTACAAACTCAAATAGCTTATCTAAGGTTTGTGTCATTCTTTGTTTTTTAGCAATACCATCTACAGCAATCCAGTCCTTATTTGCTGTATAGAACCAAACGAGGATAACGCTGTCATCTGCTGTTTCTTTAGATGAGGTTGCAAAGTCTGTAGTTATGTAACAGTTAAATAATTGTTTGTTTTTCATAACCTCAATATGTCTAAGATGAGGTATGGCTTCTTCGTCAATTAGCTTCTCTTCGTCTGAGGCAATTCTTAATAATAATTCTTTGTTAAACCCGGGCAAGTTACCGACTTGTTTAGCAAGTTTATATTGGTTATAGACATAGTTATAATCGAAACGATCTTCCCAGATTCCCCTAAATTCACTTTCTTTTACTGGGAATTTTTCACATACGGGATAAATTGAAGTAACCCAACCACCTGAACCAGCAGCTTGATATAGCGGATCTTCAGTATTAAATGGTGTACCATTCCACATTACCTTATGGTATCTAGGATGCATACCAAAGTTTATTGCAGAATAAATTACATCTCTAATAGATTGTCTTACTGTTGGTGATTTAGCATCAGCATCAGACATAACATCATCAGCAAGAACCAAGCGAATACGAGTACCTTCTTCTACTGTACCACGAATGCCAGTCATTATACCGGCTCCCTGAAATACTGTAGTCAGTCCTGCCATATTTGCAAATTCCCACCGTATATCAGTAAATCTAGTGTAAGGAATAGCTTGTTGTAAAAATGGGCTGGATTTCCATCTACGTTCCAACCTTTTACGCATTTTCTTAACACCGTTTTCAATGGAGTCAGAAACATATACACCATATTTCACATCCCATTTTTCATTAAACGTACCCCAAGTAGCAATGTATAGAATTAAGTATTCAGTAAGTGTTGTATTGTGAGTGGCAATATTTCCTTCCATTAAATATGTGTGATCTGGACTATCTAC